AAGAGCAAAAGAAGCACATAATAGACATAATGAAAGAAGATGAGGAAAATGGATTATATATTTAAATAAGTTATATGAGTATATCATTAGATAGTGGACATTTAACAATGAAGAGTAGTACTAAAGCTACTATCCAAGGTTCTATTAAAATAGCAGGAACGAATACAGTACTACCTATAACAATCCAAGGAGAGTTCAAAGACATTCCAGCATCTTTACATGAAATCTATATGCGTGCTATGTTAAATTCGTATGGTAATGTAACCGTACGTAGGAATGAAGATAAAGAGCCAATGACGATCAAAGAAAAGAAGAGTGAGTGGAGATTGAATAGGCTAGTTGAGATAATAACATCAGTTTTAAAATAAGATATATGAAAACAGCAATGCAAGAGTTGATTGAAAAATTAGCTATTAAAAGTGGTGATTCGTTTTATGCTTTAACTTTCTACCACGATAATGATGAAATAATTAAAGAAGCACTTGAAAAAGAAAAAAAGCAGATATGTAATGCTTATACTGATGGATTAGAAGGCCCATATATTGGAGCAGAGGAATACCATATCCGAACTTATAACCAAAAAGGTATTGATGCAGGAACATTTATAGCAGATTTATTGACAAAAGATCTAGAGGAATTAGGTGATGAGGATTTAGAACCTAGAGAAGATAATAGGGTCAATGAGCTATTAAACGAGTACAAAATACCGCAGACAAAAGAAAGACTACCAGAGCTTAGAGATCAAGAGTCAAACAGTCAAGATCTAGCCATAGATCCAGTACTAAGACCCATAGAAGGATATAAAGAAGAAGACATAGATAAAGAGATGAAGATAGAGAGAGGAGATATAAACTTTATGTATAAATGGATAAGAAGTAAATCTGGTAAATAAAGATATATGAATAATCTAACACTACTTACTGCTATAAGGCTAATCAATAAGATGGTTAAAGTAAGCAAGGTACATATTCATACTACAGACAACAACGCAAAAGTAGTATGGAGCTTTAAAATAGATGAATTAAGGTAAATAAGATATATGATAGTAGACAAAGTACTTACCATAGGCATTATAACGGTATCCTTTATGTCACTATACCTAATAGATGATATAATAGAGAAAAGGAAACGAAACAAGTAGATCATTAGACAAATGCTAATAGAACCATATAAAATGGTAGATAGCCTGTAGGCTACGTCTAAAAACAATGTTAATGTATAGAGAAGATTTAATAGAAGCGGGTTTGAAGTAGTAAAAATCTAAAGACCAATGGAGAACGGTAGACATTCTCTAATGATTGGCTAATTTGTTAGACATTAACAACTTTTTTATTTCGATTCGAGTATATATCGATAATCGATCCTACCGGACTTCGATGTCGATCGATCCCACTAGCTAGCCCGTCGAAGGGAGTTGTCGGCCTGAAAGAAAGTTCGTATCTTTATAGTACCAGCTGGTCGGTCCTGGCCTCAAGCTATTTATAACCGTAGAATACAATTGAATTGTATGCCCGTAAAGAAGACACTATGCTAAAAGAAGAAGGATCGAAAGGATATTCAGTATTCGAGATTACGAATACGAAAAATGGTAGAAAACACTTCATGGTATCATCCAGCTATAATGAGGATAATATCCTATCTGGAATTAGAACCTATGTTAATTCAAAGTCAGTGGGAGGAGGTGCTAAAGCTCTAGCCCAAGACATTAAAGGTGCCGGTAAGGACTACGATGAGCATTTCACTGTCAAGCAACAGGGTGCGGGTATGTCCAAAGAGGCTGCCGAGAAGAGACGTGCCGAACTAGTTAATAAGGCTGGCGAGGTATATAATCAAGAGATACAGGTATCTTAGTGTCCATATGTACCATAGAATACAATGCAATTGTAACCTAGAGACCTAGCCCTTCGTACTTCAATAAAGCATTTGCTGTGTAGCGATGAATCTGATTCAAGCTAGTCATCTTAGAAACCTCCGTAAGCATCTTAGCTCTATCCTCCGCTTTAATACCAGATCCTGATACGTGACTCAAGAAGAGAGTTCGGGCCGTCTGTACATCGGTAGCCGAAAAGACTGCCTCTGCAACAATAGCTAATGTTGATTTAATTTTCATTATCTTAATTTAGACCTTAATATAAGGACATTCTTCCAGACCTCCAACCTTTCCTATATATTTATTTCATTTAAAAACTACCGTGTAAGCTACCTCCGATCTCTCCACCCTTTTCATCGGGCGCCTATCTCTAGAGAGATTACATAAAGTTAGGAGTTATATTTCAAACTCCCAACTAAAGTTTTAATTAAATTTCGTAATAACTAATCCCATTTACTACTATAAAATTTTTATTATTTTTTAGAGAAATGTAAGTTTTATTTTCTAGAGTAATAGTAGAAAATAAATTTGATTTTTGGATTTTGAAAGTTTTCATTTTTTTGATTTTTGATTATACCTAAAGATAGGGAATCCTTTCCATCTTTCCAACTTTATTTAATAAAAATAATTTAAATTTATATATATTATTATTTGGTAGAATGGAATAAAAGTATTAATTTTATGTAAATTAAAAATTAAAAGTTATGAAAAAATTTAAATTGGTTTATTGGAGTGATTGTAGAGGGATGGAAATTAATGGTATAAGTGTAGAGAAGTTTAAAGATGGTAGAGATGTATTAGAGAGTTTAATTGAGAGTAAAATAGAGGATGATAGAGATGGAGAGGGGTGGTGTGATTATGTAAGTGGTATGATTAATGATGGTAAGGGTATGTGGTTGAGTGATAAGAAGGAATGGGAAGATATATTTGTAATAGGAGATTTAGATAAGGAAGTATTTGAAATTAATTTTTGTAATGAATTAAATAGTTGTTTGGTTGTAAGGGAGGATAGTGAGTATTTTAATAGAAGATTTGATTTAGATTTATTAGAAGAAGTAGAAAATAAATATGGTATTTAATTTGGTAGATTGGAAAAAAGTATGTATATTTAGTAAATTAAAAATTAAAAAATAAAAGTTATGAAAAAAGTATTTAAAGATTATTTAGAAATTTATGTTGGAAGTAGAGGGGGAATTGAAGATGTAAGTATTAAGAGTTTTGATGTAATTGAAGATTATTTGGAATTTAAGAGTAATGAGAATAAGGAAAGTTTAGAGGATTGGGAATATGAAAGTGAAGAAGAGAAAGAAGAAGTATTAGGATATTGGGATTGGAATAAGGATATTGATGGAGAGTATTTTTTGGGATTGGGTGATGAAGAGTGTAAATATTATATTGATATGGAAAGTAAGAAGTTTTTAGATTGGAAGAATAAGAATAAGATTAATTTAGATTATGGTTGTAGTAATATTAAAAGTAATATTATTAAAGAATTAGTATAAAATAATTAAAAAAGATTTGGAAAGTAGAAATACTTTCCTTATCTTTATGCAAATCAAAAATTAAAAACATGGAAAAAAATTATTGTTTAGTAATTAACAACTCACCTCTCTTCTTTAAAAGTTTAGAGGGTGTTAAAAAGTGGTTTAATAAGTGTGGTGTAAAAGATGTATTAGAAAGTGATGAAGATGAAGTTATTTATGAATTAAGTAATTTAGAGTATTTAGTTGGATTTGGAGAAGTTAATATTATAAATGATTGTATGTGTGAAAGGGGAGATGATTATTGTAGTATTAGTTTAGAGGAAATTGTCTTTGAGGATTAGTTGGAAGTCTTAGTAATAGTATCTATCTTTAGTAAAATCAAAAAATAAAAGTTATGTTAGTAAAAGAATTAATCCAGGAGTTACAAAAGTTTAACCCTGAACAAGAAATGGTATTTACTTGTGGTATTGAATCAGGAAGAAGTTTCGATAGTTGTAGTAATGGTGATTGGAATATTGATGTTGAAGATTTAGAAGATGATGAGATTGAGGAACAGTTAATAAAAGAGACTGGTTATAGTGATAGAGATGATATGGATGAAGATGAGATTAAAGAACTAGAGGAGTCTATTAAAGACTACAAACCTAGAGTTGTATTTAACATCTCAGGAGAATGTACAGATTATGAATAGTAAATAAAATAGTTGGGAGTTTGAAATATAACTCCTAACTTTATGTAAATTAAAAATCAAAGTTATGAAGATAGTAGACAAGCCAGTCCTCTATAGAACTATTACTACAGTTGTTAGACATAATGGTAAGAGTTATGACATTTATATTAAAGAAGATATAAATTGTACTAATTACGAAATTAGAAAGATAGATGAAAATGGGGATGTGGAAGAAGATGAAATTGGAGATGAGAAACTAAGAAAGAAGATTATAGACTTTCTAGAATATGAGTTAGAAGATTTTGAATTATTTAATTAAAGCATATGTCACAAACATTATTCAAATGTACTCCAATAAAAGATGAGAGTGGTAGAATCGATATTGATATTACAGAAATCTATAATGTAAATAATATAGAGGAGAGGTATATGACCGGCCGCAATCAATGGAGGATTGGAGAGTTAATAAAGGTAGATGATATTCTATTTGATGAAAATAAAGTTGCTTATAACAAAGTAATTACCTACCTTTAGTAAAATCGAAAATAAAAGTTATGCCAAGATTTACATTAATTAGATTTGACAGATATGAAGCTGCTAAATCAACCATTCATTACCATGACACTCATGAAACTAATTTAGGATTAGCTTTCCAGGAAGCTTTAATAAAGCTATGGAATTTAAAAAATGGGCTTGGTGATTTTGATATGAAAAGGATTATAGGGTATGGGAATAAAATAGGACTAGACTTTGAAGAATATAGTTATTTATTTTTTGAGGGATAGTTGGAAGTATGAATTATATTACCTACCTTTAGGTATAATCAAAAATCAAAAATTATGGCTAACATGTCTTATTGCAGATTCGAAAACACCTTAAGTGATTTAAGAGATTGCTATCGTAACATAGACGAAACTGATTTGTCTAGAACGGAAATAGCGGCAAGAAAAGAATTAATTGAATTATGTCAGTTAATTGCAGAAGTTGCAGACCCAGAATTAGAAATGGATGAAGAGGAAGAAGATTAAAAATAAAGTTGGAAGTATGAAAAATATTATCTACCTTTAGGTATAATCAAAAATTAAAAATTAAAGTTATGAAAAAAGAAAAATTCTTGGAATTGGCTAGTCAATTGTTTGACCAAACAAATGAGTTAAAAGAAGAAGAAAAGATTCAAATTGAATCTAATCATTTTGACGAAATTGTAGATCAAATTGGAAGTGAAATTAATGACTTGGGGAGAGATTTAATTGAGAACTATGAATTGGAAATGTATTCAAACGAAGTTACTTTAGAAGGTGTTACTTTGGATTATGGAGAAATTCAAAAGACAATTAAAAATGTTTTGGAAAGATATTTTACAACTTTTGGATAGTAAAAAAATTAGTTGGGGGTTTGAAATATAACCCCTAACTTTATGTAAATTAAAAATCAAAGTTATGTTACAAAACAAATTATTAGCTATCAAAGGTCAATTAATCGAAATGACATTTGAGATGTATCGAGATATGAATACAGACGAGTCGGGAGTTGATTATCAAGAATTTTATTTAGAGTTTAAATCTCATTTAAAAGATATTCAAAATATTGATACTCTAAACGACTTAGAAGTATTTTGCGAATCAATGGGCTTTAACGACGAGGTAACAAATCCATTTTCATTCCCAGCATTTGTAAAAGCAGCATATGAATCTTAATGATAGAGAAATCTATTATTCAGAAAGGCGAAGATTGATTAAATTGACTACTAAAGCACTTGAGAGACTAATCGTTGAGTTATATAATGAAATATATGTTCAGTATAATCCCGAGCGGAAAGAGTATCATCGAATGGCAGTCTTCGTATTGAATAATAGATTAAAAAAGACGCCGCTAACCTTCCATCTAAATAATTTTATAAGGTAGTTGGTAGTCTGAGAAAGAGTTCGTATATTCATAATATAAATTAGTAAACAAAAACAAGTAGATATGGCATTCAAGAATTTGAACCCGGTGTACAAAATCGTAGCATTTACAGAAGCTAAGCGTCATGGTGATATTAATCGCATCGCTGAAGAGACTGGCTACACTCAATCAATGGTTTCTAAAACATTACGTGGTCTTCGTAACAACACTTCAATCGTTAACAAAGCTTACCGATTAGTGAAAGACCGTCAAACTAACTTGCAGAAGCTTTCAGCTATTGCATAGTTCATACTTTTGATTTTGATAGATCGACCTGCTATTCATAGTGGGTCTTTCTATGTAAAATAAAGTTGGTAGATTGATTATTAGTTCGTATCTTTATGATGAATCAAAATTAAAAGATATGGAAAGTTTATCAACAGTAGATACAGTAATTAGCTATTTAGTAGCTATGGACGTAGATGGAGATACTATGGAGTATATTATTAAAGAGGTTGGAATGAAGCAGCAAATGCTTAGACAGTTAATCATGTCTTCTCCTCTAAAAGAAGTTCAAACATTATTAGAGGAAAAGTTGGAAGCCTGAAAATAAGTCCTTACCTTAAGACATCATCAAAATTAGAAAATATGTATTACAGTCAAACAACAGTATCTAACTTAATTAACTTGTTAGATGAAAATGTAGCTAGATTCCAGTTCAAGAAAATGGACGGAAGTATTAGAAATGCTTTAGGAACTAGAAACGAAATCTTAATCCCTAAAGAAGAATGTATCAACATGATTGATGACATCTCTACTAAATCAGTAGTATTTTGGGACTTAGAAGAAAAAGCATTTAGAAGCTTTTCTAAGACAGCTGAAGTATCAGTTATCTAAAAATAAAGTTGGAGGCCTGAAAGGGCCTCCTTATCTTTATGTAAATCAAAAATCAAAGTTATGCAAGTAGAATTAATTATTAGTAAAAACAGAGTTTCTTACATTGTTGATGCAATAGGAAAGGAAAGAGTCAATGTATCAGAACATAATGAAGAACAAGACATGATCAAGTTTGAATCAGATAGTCAGCTAGACTTCCTATACCTATTCCATGCCGGAATAATGTATGGTTCAGATAGTATGTCAAAAGCATTAATAAAATAAAAAGTTGGCGGCCTGAAAAATGGCCGCTATCTTTAGTGTATTAAATAACCAAAAAATCAAAGTTATGGTAAATTCGTTAACAATGACTCCATTGAGTCTAGATCAGGTAAAGCAAAATGCACCTCAAGCATTTGCATCAGCTCCTAAGCCAGGAGTATCTTCTAAGTATTCATTCCTTCCAACGTCTCGTATCATCGAAGATATGAACAGATTAGGATGGCAAGTGAATCAAGCGAAGTCTAATCGTAGTAGATCAGCAACGACTGCCGAGTATGGTAATCACGTTGTAAAGTTCTTTCATCCAGATGTCTTCATGAAGGATCAAGAAGGTAACATCGAAGCTTATGTAAACATAGTTGTAATGAACAACCATATGGGTACTGGTAGCTTTAAATTCGAAATGGGTATCTTTAGATTAGTTTGTGAGAATGGATTAATCATCAAAGATAAAGACTTCGGTGGCTTCAATATGCGTCACTCAGGTTACTCTTTCGATCAATTGCAAGAGACTTTGAATCAAGCAATGGTTCAATTGCCAGAGGTAGTAGGTAAGATAAATACTTACAACCAGATCGTCATGAGTAAGGAAGCTCAAAAGGCTTTCGCTCAGCAAGCTTTCGCATTACGTTCTTATCAAGACCGTCAATTGACTGAGATTGAGTTAGAAGAGTTCTTAGCTCCTCGTCGTAAAGAAGACGAAGGTGATAGTCTTTGGGTAGTATTAAATCGTATTCAAGAGAGTGTTCTTAAAGGAGGTTATTCTATCACTAACAAAAAGAATAAGTTACGTCGTGCAAAGTCGATCAAGAACATTCAACAAGATATTAAGCTAAACCAAATGGTTTGGGAATTAGCTGAAACGTTCGCTTAACTTTGACTTTGATTTGAGAGGGGCCAGGAAACTGGCCTCTTTTTTAATTAAACAAATAGTTGCTAGTCCGAAAGGGAGTCCTTATCTTTAGGTATAATCAAAAATAATAGTTATGATAACAACATCAATTGAACGCTTAGAAGAGATCGAAATAGAACGATCTGAAGTAATAGCCGATCCTGCCTTCCAGGTATGGATGAAAGAGCTAAATGTATCTCAGTCCTGGTCTAATCCAGAGCCCTTATTCAATGCCCGTGAAATGAATAGTCATTATGACTTCGGGAAAAATAAAGTTGCTCATCTGGAATTAAGTAGCTATCTTTAGTTATAAATAAAAATAAAAGTTATGTCAAGTAAATTAAACTTCAAGGCTCAATTTGCTGCCTTTAAAGCAAATAGTGAAGAGTGGGTAGACGACAACAACTACTTCTTCTGGGATTGGTTCTGTTCAGAAAAAGCTCTTAAGATTAAGAGTAAGTTATTAATGACTAAAGCCGATAAGGTAATGTCTAAGTTAGGATTGGACCCTGAAAAGTATTATGTTACTTTTAAGAACAATTGTCCAATGAACGGAAAGCTTTATGACTCCTTTCAAATTTGTACCTACGATGAAAAGGGTGATGTGGTAATTTGGTGCGCTCCTTCTCTAGGATATAAACAAGATGAAGGTAAAGCTCAATTAGTAGACATGAGAGTAAGAGAGGGAGGAGAGGATGGAACTATTACGGCTTGGAGCTGGAAAGAATTAACTCACAAGTTAACTACCGACCCAATCCTTTATGCTGCATCCTTCGACCCTAAAGAAGCTTAATAAGAGTTGGCCCTTCGGGGCCTTCTCTTTACCTTTATGTAAATTAAAAATCAAAGTTATGTATCAAATCAAAGTAACAAACGCAAAGACATTAGTAGTGAAGGACTCAATCATTGCTAAAGGAGAGACCAATGACTGTGTAGTATATGCTACAGCATCAGCATTCGATATCTCTTATGATGAAGCTCATCAAGTAGCCAAGAGAGCATTCGGTAGAGAGGATAGGAAGGGTGTAATGACTCTAGACATTATGCATGGTGTTAAGAAGCTAACGGAGAGTAAAGAGTTAATCAACGGGAAGACTATTAAAGAGTTCTTAGCTAACCCTAAGAAGGTCTATAGACTTCATGGCAAAGACATAGCAAGAAGGAATAGAGTAAGTACCTTCATGAAAGAACATATAGAGGGTACCTATTTAATAGTAACAGGCTATCATGCCTTAACTGTTAAGGATGGTGAGATGATAGACAATATAGCTAAAGGATCGGCTAAGTCCTTTGTTAAGAGAGTATATAAGGTAGAGCCTGCGGCTTAATGCCGAGGGCTAGTAAATAAGTCTAAGGGTAGGGGTCGACAAGAAAAAAGTCACCCCCACTTGCGGACAGTCGACGACAGTTGCGGGCACTTGCGGTCACCTGAGGGCAGTCTAACACCACCTTAATTACAGCTGTTATCGGGGTATAGGCGATATAGCAGGGGGGTAAGTGACGAGCCACGCCCGGGAAAAATTTTAAACAAAATGAACATATATATGAATAAACATTACAAAGTGCTTACCGCACCCTCTCAAGAGGAGTTAAGTAATAAAGTAAACGTATTAATGGACTTTGGATGGTCCCCTGAAGGCGGAATGACTATCGATGAAGGCAAAGTAGAAAGATATACTCAAACAATGGTACGAATGATAGAAGGTAATTCAGATAACGGTAAACAATTATTACATGGATAAGAAGAAGAACGACGAGCAGATACATTTATTCCTAGGTATCTGTTTAATAGCATTAGGATTGTCAATATTAGCTAATACAGCAGTAGAGTACTTTTCAAAATAAACTTTCTATATGGAACCGCTAAAACGCATCTCGCATGCCGAGGCAGAAAATTATATAGAGTTAAGTATATATGATAGCAAAGTTTGCACACAGGCAATCGCATTCTCATTAACGGACGTAGAAGAGGGTATCTATCCAGCTCCGTCCTATGGGACGGCCTGGCAGGAAGTTACCTATTATGGAGATGAATCCAGTATTAGTGATAACCCTTTATCTCCCTTGGAATTCATGTATAAGGAATGGGATATGAAGAAAGATGTTACCTGTTAGAGAGACTGGGGAGATGAAAGGGAATCTAATGCCTAATCCTATTTATTAGTATGTATAGAATGAAGAAATTAAAGGTACGTGAGGCGGGGGATATGATCGCATCTAATCCTTATAATCCTAATAAGGAGTTAACTATCATCGACGTTATCGCTATTGAACTAGAAAAGCTATCGCAAAACGGATCGATACTGCCTGTTATGTATAGTCAAGCATTAGACCTGGCTAGAGGACAGAAAAAAGTGATTAATAATATATATAGTAGGAATGGTCGCGACATCAAACCCATTATCATGCTCCTCCTCCGTCAAGTCCGTAACCGTCTTAAATAGCTATTTATTAATATAAATTTTTAAAAAATGAAAAAAAAGTCTTTAATAAAGGAAGTTAAGCATTTCCAAAAAATAGCAGGTATTGTAACAGAAGGCTATATGGGAACGCCTTACGATTCTTCTGAAGATATGGCTGTAGATATGGTTAATAAAGGAATCAAAGAAGATGACTATAGTGAAGATCCTTCTTCTGATATGGACGATGAAAGCCAATCTGGCGATACTGATGCAATGGATATTGATGAAGCAGGTAACGTAAAAGGTATTAAGATAGAAATCCCTGGTAATTCATATGCATCTGATTTTGGTAAGGCGGCTGCTAGAGAAGTAATAGAGAGTTTCGGTCCTAGAGAGTATAGAAACTTCTTAGAAGCTTTCTTAAATGAGTTCAAAAAGATAACAGGCGGAGTTTAAATTAAATAAGATTATATATTAGCACCCTCTTTATGAGGGTGTTTCTATTTATATGTGTATGGACGATAAAGAAATACTATACAGGGTTATTAAAGGATTTGAGCTAGTTCCTGCTAAACGTGGTTTTGGACATCCTTATGTAACTAAGACTGGTGCTGCAACACCTGATCTATCTAAGCGAATCAATGCTTGGATTAAACAAAATTTTCCACAGTCAAATATTATGACATCTTACGAAGGTGTTTATAAGGCTATAAACTTTCGTAGAGCTATGAACGAAAATAGAATTAGGTTAGTAGACTTGTTTGAGATTGAAGGTCCGACAAGAACTCCTAAAAATAGAATAGTATATGCTTGGACTTTTCCGGAGCAGAATCTTGCTTATATTGGATTAACGGGGGATGAGAAGAAAAGATCTGCTTCACATAGAAGCCTTAAAGCTCAGAAAACTACCGCTGTCTCTAGATATATTAGAGAGACAGGACTTACTCCGGAGTATGAGGTAGTTTCAAAGACAGAAGAAAATCCATCTGGACAAGTAGATGAAGATAGGGCAGTAGAGTTAGAGTGTCATTTTATGGCAAAATATAAGTCTGAAGGTTGGGATTTACTTAATCTTGCACCTTGCGGCTCTAAGGGAGGTGGTGTTAGAGATGAAATTGCAATTATTAATGCGCTTGATGATTTTATACACAGTACTGGTACAGAGCTTAGTACTTTAAATGCGTTACCTGGAAGTGATTATACGGTAGATGCTATTAAGAATTATAATTTAGGAAATAGGGTATTTGATAGATTAAAAGATATCGTTACTGCAAATAATATTACCTCTACAAAGCAGCTTAGAAATTTAACGAGTCGTAGAGTAAGTAAATTAATTGAAGACTGGTCGTCTAGATTTCCGGAAGATTCTTGGCAGAGAAAATTGTTTCCTGAGAACACTAGAGGCTTAGAAAAGCCGCAAGAAGGTGTAGAGTCTTTCTTAGCAGAGCCTAATAATTTAAATAAAGATCAGTTAAAGTTGATAACTAAAAGAGCATGGAAGGGAGTGAGGCCTGAGCAAGAGAAAGCTTTTTTAGTTAAGTTAAAGGGTATTATGGATAAAAATAATGTAAGTGATCCTGCTGGATTAGATAAGCTTGCTGGTAATACTATTGTAACTTGGATGTTATCCGATCACGATAAGAATAATGATAATAAATGGAAGCCTTTATTGTATCGAGCTGATTATAAATCACCGAGAAGTAAAGCTTCTATAAGCGAATCTACTATAGATAGTAAAGAGATAATTAAACGTATTATTAGAGATTGCTGCACTAAGTAATTTATAACTATTTATTAATATGATTAAATTATCTGAACTAATACAAATTAAGCATCCTGAGAATACTCAATATCAAGTAGGAAAGACTTTTAATGATCCTAGTGGAATGTTTGAGAATGAGGGAGAAGTAGAAAGAATACATCAATCTCTTATCGGAAGGGAGTTTCAAACACTTGAAGATGTTAAAAAGATGTGCTCTAGATTAAGACAGTCTGGATTTGCACAATCAGATATCGATGAATTTTTAAGAACTTATATACTATAGTATGGATAATTTTAACTTGAAGCAATACCTTTTTGAATCTAGAGTAGGTATGTACTCAAAGGCAGTGCTTAATGAGTCTGCTTTATTAGATGCTGAAACTCTAGCTGGGGAAATTGCAAAGAAACATCCTGAATTAATTAAATATCACCATGATGGAGAGACTAGAAAGTTTCAAGATGCTATCTTTACGTATGCTGGAGAGATATTACAAGGTGCAGGTATTCCTTTACAAACGGTAAGGGGATTGGCTTATGATACGGCTTGGGCATTAGATTTAGTTAACGGTGTTAAAGATGCGTTAGAGCATGGTGGAGATAGCTTAGAAGAAGTTGATCCTGCTGCTTTAGGTGCTCCGCAAGCTGCTGCTGATGCTAAGATGCAACAACAAGATGACGAGAATGGAGATATGGTTGATAATGTAAGTATGGGATTAGAGGAAGAGAATCCAATGGAAGCGGCTTACGGTAATGTAGGTTCTGTAGATAAAGTAGCTCCTGCTGAGACTGGTATTAGTAAATACCTAGATATACTTAATGCTTATGATTGGTTTTATCACTTTGCTGATGATCCAAGAGCTTGGAATAAAGGACAAGCAGATAAAGTAAATTTAAAGACTTTGTATGCTACTTTAACTCCAGATCAGAAACAGCAAGCAATGGATACTTTTGTAGATAAGTACCTTCAGGTATATAAACCGGATCAATTCCCAACTGCAGCAAATAACGTTAAATACTTAACTACAGATACTTTTAAAGGAGTTATCTAAGGAGAGTTGGAAGTATGAAAAAAAGTTCATAACTTCTTTAAATACTAATAAAGTATTCTTCTCTTTAATAAAAGTATAATTAAAAGAAAGAAAAAAATAAAGGATATGGAAAAAGTAATTGTTTTGGGACTAAGTGGGTGCACTCATTGCGATGCGCTATCTAAATCTTTAAAAGAGCAAAATATCCCGTTTGAATTTAGGGACGTTGATTTAAAAGAGCATAGTAGTCTTGCCGATAGAATGGAAGCTCTACTAAACACTAATGCCTATCCAATGATCATAATCGAGAGATTAGGCGGAGCAAAGTACCTTTACCGAGTAGATGCTATAAATGAAGCGAAAGAAACTTCTATTCCTTTTGCAACTAAAATAGGATGCGTGTCTACTGATTCGATGGTAGCAATAACTAAGAAATATTTAAATTAAATAATATGCGATACAAAGCACTGGTTTCAAGAAAATTAGACGAATTAAGTAATATCGTCCTTGGCTTAAGTTCTCTTTTAAGTAGTAATCCTACTAGAGAGCAAATAGAGAATCAAATCGAAAAACATAAGAATAAGCTTGAAGAGATTCAAACTCTAGTTAACGCTGAACAAGAATCTTAAAATAAAGTTGGTTCTTTAATCCCTAGTTCATATATTATGAGTAAAACCATTTTATATGCTATCAGCAGAACAAATCCAAGCGAACTTGCAAAAGTTTTACGCTATAATTGAAAAATTCATTTCAGAGCCTAGAATAACTAAGTTATTAGCTTTGTATCAATCTCAAGAAGATAATCTAGCCTTCGCTCCGGCTTCTTCTAGAGCTTCTTATCATAATGCATTTCCAGGTGGATACGTAGACCATGTTAATAGAGTTGTAGAAGCAGCTATAAAAGTAACTACGTTATGGTCAGAGATGGGAGCTACTATTAACTTCTCAATGGAAGAGCTAGTATTCTCAGCAATTAACCACGACTTAGGTAAGTTAGGTAGAGACGGTCAACCAGCCTATCTTCCTAACGATTCAGAATGGCACGTAAAGAACCAAGGTGCTATCTATAAGCCTAATACAGAATTACCTTTTATTCCTATCCAAGATAGCTCGCTATTTATATTGCAACAGGCAGGAATAGAGCTTACATTCAACGAATGGACAGCAATTAAGACTCATGACGGCCTTTACGACGACGGTAACAAGGCTTACTTGATCTCTAGTCAAAATGAATCTAAGATGAGATGTTCATTACCTCTTATTTTACATCAAGCAGATATTTTAGCTGCAAGAGTAGAGTGGGAGAAGGAGTGGATTGATAAAGTAGGGTTACCTACTAAGAAAGAAGTTAAAGCTTCTACACCTACGCAGTTTAAACAAAAAGCTGAGTCTACTAAATTAGCAAACGCAGCTAAAGGAAACCCAGGATTACTAAATGCATTAAAAGGATTATAATATGGTATTAGGATTAATTATGCTATTCATTTGGGTAGCGACTATAATAGGTTGGATAATTTACAACCTCTTTAATAAAAATCGAAAGTTAGAGGCTACTGTTCTTGCTCAAGCTAACTTTATAGGAGGTTTACAGCAATTAATTGGCGAGTCAGATAAAGCACTTAAGAATCTAGATGATAAAATCTGGATGGAGAGTGATAAAGAGTTGCAGACGGTATTTCAAAATCTAAAAGCAGTCCAAGAGGGTTTAAATCAATTTAATAAGCGATAATGGAGGATATTTTCAAAGTCGAAGAAGCGGAAGTAACACTTACAAAGGATGGAAAAGTTAGAAAGAGGAGACCGAAGAAGTCTATAGACTACTTTACCTTAGATACTCAACAAGCTATTCTAGATTATAGATTAGAAACCTCTACTGCAATCAGAAATAAAATATTCAATGAAAAGATTTACTACGCGTTTTATAAGCTGGCTGAAAATATCATTCATACTTTTAAATTCTACTACACCGAAGTAGATAATATTAATGAGTTAAAGCATGAAGTAATCGCTTTTCTTTTAGAGAAGCTACACCTGTATAATCAAGATAAAGGTAAAGCTTATTCTTATTTTGGTACTATTGCAAAGCGTTATTTAATTGTTTATAACAATAATAACTACAAGAGATTAAAAGGTAAGGCTGATGTTGAAGAGGTAGATACAGATAAGACTATTACAAATGAACTACTACTTACACAACCGGACCTTTTTGAAGAGGTTAGTTTTATTAATTTATTCATTAAAGAAATTGATGATAACCTTTTAGAGCTTTTTCCGAAACCGCAAGAGGCTAGAGTTGGAGATGCTATTTTAGAACTATTCAAGAGAAGAGAGAGTATAGATATTTTTAATAAGAAAGCTCTCTTTATCTATATAAAGGAGATTACTGATGCTCCTACTCCTGTGATTACTAAGGTGATAAAGGTCCTAAAAGAACTCTACAGAGAAATGCATAATCAATATCTTGAAGAAGGCACTGAAATTGACATTTATTCAAGGTAGCTATTTATTTAAAATAGTATTATGAATCTCGATTTTGAACTATACGACGGAAAGAAGTACTCTGATCTAGTACAAGACGTAATTAAGAACCATAAAAATAAGCAATCTAAAATTAGTACCTTAATAAATCAACTAACTGAAATGGTTGGTGAAGAGGTTGGAAACGCTGTTATAGTTGTTCCTTTAATTAAAGAGTACTTAGAGATAGATGTTAAAAATGATGACGCTCTTGTAAAGCTTGCTTCGATCTTACAGAAAGGCGGACAAACTAACGCTGATGCTAATCAAGGAGGTTTAAGTGATAAGGATCTCGAATTACTGTTTAGTGATATTCAAAAAACTACAGTAGAAGAATTACCAATAAAAGAATTGCCTTCAAGTAAGTAATATGGCAGATAATCAATCTTTCTCGCAGTTTATGAGTTCTTTATCTCCATTCGGAGATGGAGGAGGATCTTATGCACCTATATTAGCACGCGTTGCACATGTTATTCAGGGACCTTATTTTGTAGGAACTAATATACCAGATCCTTACTATAATGATCCTACAGATATAAGTACTATAACCTTTCAGGTGATTAACTCAAATCAAAGCTCTACTCTAACGAGTACCGGTAACGTTACTGCAAAACCTATAAGCTCAGCGTTTAAACAGATACCTGTTGAAGGAGAAATAGTATACGTAATATCTGGCCCTAGCGTAGATATGAACGAAAATGCACAGCGACAAGACTTTTACTATCTACAGCCTTATAATATATGGAACGCAGCTAATAATAACGCTTTTCCTAATATGCAAGACTATAGTGCTTACATAAATAGAATTTTACGTAGCTATCAAGATAGTATGGGCACAAAGCAAGCTACAAATACATCTGTAACCAGTTCCCTAACTTTTCCTTTAGGTCCTAACTTCCCTGAAAAAGGAGATATTAGAACTTTAAGACAATTTACTGGGGACGTGACTTTAGAAGGAAGATGGGGAAACTCAATTAGATTTGGATCTACTACTGCTTTAAACGGGTTTGAAAACTACTGGTCTGCAACTGGATCTGCTGGTGACCCTATTACTATTATTAGAAACGGACAAGGTAGGCAGTCTAACGATTTAAAATGGTTTCCTACTGTAGAAGATATTAATAGAGATCCTTCTTCTATTTATTTAACTGCAGGACAGAAAATACAAATTGACGATTTATCAAATTTTAGTTTAGCAAGCTTAGGAGTAGAAGCACAAGGTATCAGTCTTAGAACAAACGCTATTCCAATTCAACAACAGTTAACAAGTACTAATACTTTATCTGCTCAAGAGCAAGATGAACGTATTAATAGATTTAATAATTAGAATGTATACACCTAAATTTCCATATACTGGCAATCAAGTCATAATAACTTCCGGAAGAGTTACTCATCACTCTTACGATGATTTTATCTTCTTGTTCGGTAAAAAAGGCGTAGCAATATCATCACCTAGCACATTTACTGTAGACGCTAATCAAAAAACTATTATAGCTTCTCGTAAAATTGAATTAGGCTATCAAGCAGAAATAGTAGGAGAACCTATAATGCTAGGAAAAACTACAGCTCAGCAATTAGGACGTTTACTAGATGCTATTGAAACTTTAAGTAACGCTCTTAACACACTAAAAATAGGGCAGATGGATACTGCTATACCTCTTATCGTACAGACTTCTAAGGTACTAAGTAGTACAGCTAAGTCAGTGAAGGCACGGTTAAATAGTACATGTTTATCTAAAACTACATATAGTAAGTAATGAGTAATAGTAAAGTATTAGTACCTTTAGGTAAAGCAATTACCGTTTCTGCTAACGCTCTTGGAACCCTTCAAGTAGGTATAGATAAAGTACTCTGGGGAAGTAATATTCCAACAACTAGAGCGACTGCTACATACAATACTGCTTCCGGATCTGTAAATTATACTACCGTACCGGTAGCACCATCTCCACCAGCAGCAAACGCTGTAGGATCTTTTGTACAATCCGGCCTATTTAACGCTCTTGATGCTTTAAATTCTGTAGACTTATGTAATGTACTTACGTACCTTACTGATATGATTAATTTAGAGAAGAAACCGCGTCCTCCAAAACCTTGGACTGCCGCTCAAACTGCTCTATATACTTTACAAGATGCAGCTGCACAAGTACAAACGCAGATAGATAAGTACATGGCCTATCCTAATGTCTTTATCGGATCATATGTAGGTACCGGTCCTAATGCTGTACCTATAGATCAAGCTGTTTCCCAATCAGGAGCGCCTTCTAAAGGAGGTAGTAGCGTTACTGCTTATAATACATTTTTTTTATTACAAGCAATTAAAGACTCTTTCGATCTTTCTGGTCAAAGTACTGGCTCTATATTTAATGCAGAAGACGCAACTTTATTATCTACAGTACCTGGACTTGGCGGGAATTTAAATTTTATAGACGACTTTATAGGAGTAATTAACAAGTACAGTGATTATAGAAATATTCCTAACGATGAATTACAGAAAATAATAAGTCAAATAAATAAAGTAAGGTCTGTATGTGTCACTATTCAAAACTTAGACTTTAAAAATGCATTAGCTCTGGTAGGTAATTTTCTAGGAACCGATATTAGAGCTCAAATACAAAAATTAAATGCGTTTTTAGATCCTACTGTTATAATACCTACCTTAAAAGAGATTAATAATTCACTACGAGCTTTTATTAAAATTGCACAACAGGTACAGGGAGTATTAGCCTTAGGGCAATTTTTAATTAAACTAGCTCTTGTATTTAATAAAGCATTTAAACTAATTATAACATTTTTCATAGCTAATCCTACACCGGGTGTATCTCTAACTGCAGGCCTTATTTCTAAGTTTGAAACAGCAAAAGCTGTTGCTAAAGATGAAACTGATGGAATCAGCGTACTTTTAAGGACTATTAATTCCCTACTTCAGGTAGTAGTTAATTTTATTAGGTACATTCTAGCAAATACAAATGAGCTACTTTCGAGATTAAATATACTGCTTGTTAACTTACAGGCTTGTGATGCGGTCAAGAATTCAGACGTAATAGCTGAACTTCAAGAAACTAGAGATAATTTAATAGCCCTACAGACCCAGCTTACAGCTTATATAACGCAATACGACTCTAAAGTAGATGTAAATAGTAAGATGTTTGGAGAGTATGATATTAGAGTAGTTGATGAAGAAGTAACTGATAAAGCAATAACAAATAAGCGAAGAAGAGGTATAGCGTTAGATACAAAAGGGCAAATAGTAGCTCAATCGGATTTAACTTTTGCTACAAATACTTCGGTTATTATAGCAGAAGTACAGCAAAAATTAATGGCTCTTGGCTTAGTAGACTCTAGAATGGGATTAATTGATGCAGCAACGTTAGGAACTATTGCAGAATCTATTAACTTCTTGGATAGCAATGATATAGCAGAAGATGATTTAAATATAGGAAAGTCTGCGATCGAGAGTGCAGATGTAGCACAAAATTTAAATATCAACACCTTTATAGGTAAATTACCAGGAGGAGAGTTATTTAAACGAAATTCACAAAATATAACGTCTGCTTATAGTGCTAATGCCAAAGAACAAGTTAATAAAGAAAAATCAAAAGGTATTTCTGCTAAGATTCTTGACACAGTAAAAAAGAAGTAAAAACAAGTAAACAAAATATTTATAACATATGGCAAATTTAGACGCATTTAGAAAGTTAATCCGCGAAGAGGTTAAAGCTGTATTCCAAGAAGAATTAGCTGGAATCCTTAAAGAAGCTATTATAGCTAATAGAGGGCAGCAAACTATTGTAGAATCAACGAGACCTGTAACAAAACCAACTGTTCCTACTACTATGAACAGATCTACACCTAGACCGGTTGCCCCTGTATTATCCCCAGGCAATCCATTAAATAGCTTACTTGCTGAGACAGCTCAATCTATGACTATGGATGAATTCGGAGATTTAAACGGACAAGGAGTAGAGAGAGATGTTCCTATTGTAGAATCAGTAGGAGATATGTTCGCAAATTCAAGAGGAAGTTCTAATCTAGAAGCAATTCAAATCAATGCAGTTCCGGACTTTTCTCACATGATGGCTAAAATGGGTATAAACGAATAGTATAAATGGCATACAACTTAAAGCAAATAAATGTACTTGATTTAAGATCCTCTACAGGGGTTGGAGTTGCTTTGCCATTTAACACGCCAGCTGTTTTTCAAACAGTGTATACTACGCAGGAGCAGTTAAAGTATAATATCATTAATTTTTTATTAACTGATAAGCGTGAGAGAGTTTTTAATCCTAATTTCGGTGCAGGGATAAGGAATAAAGTATTTGATCAAATTAGTCAAGATACTATAGATAGTTTAGATGTACAGATAAGAGCAGGAGTAGAAGCTTATTTTCCAAATGTAATAATTACAGAGCTAACCTTTAACGCAAGTCCAGACAGAAACTTACTTCAAATTCAGTTTTCGTATACTATAAAAAACACAGGTGTAACCGATAATATAATACTAGATTTAAATGGCTAATAAGAATATAACATACTTAAATAAAGATTTTAATACCTTTAGAGCTGCGCTAATTGAGTACGCTAAAGCTTATTATCCTCAATCTTATAATGACTTCTCTACCTCATCTCCCGGTACTATGTTTATCGAGATGGCTTCTTATGTTGGAGATGTACTGTCTTTTTATTTAGATAACCAAGTACAAGAGAACTTTTTAGAGTATGCAAAGCAGACTAATAATCTATATACTCTAGCTTATATGATGGGTTATAGACCTAAAGTAACTTCTGCAGCAATGGTTACTTTAGACGTATACCAACAAATACCTGCTTTTGGCTCAAACTATGATCCTGATTTTACATATGCAATGATTATCGAAGAAGGAATGCAAGTTAGATCTAATGTTAATACTGCAAATTATTTCTACTGCCCTAATCAAGTAAACTTTAATCTTTCTTCTTCTATTGATCCAACTGAGATTTCTGTATATACTACATCAGGAGGAAACCCAGATACCTACTTGCTTAAAAAATCTACAGTAGCAATGTCCGGCCAAATAAAAAATACAAGTATTTCTTTCGGCGCTGCTGAGAGATTTCCAATAAGAACGCTACAGGATAGTAATATTATTGAAATATTAAGCGTGTATGATCAAACGACAGGCTTTAGATGGTACGAAGTTCCTTATTTAGCTCAAGAATACATTCTAAACCCTGTTACTAATACTGCTTTAAATTATCCAGGACTATATCAAGAAGCCAACCAAGTTCCTTATATAATAGAAAAACTTCCAGTGCCTAGAAGATTTGTTTCTAGATTTACTGCTAACAATATTTTAGAATTAGAATTCGGTGCTGGTATACAATCCGCATCCGGTTCGATACCTAATCCATTTAACGTAGGTATCGGAACAGTTAACGGTATCGATTTATTAAATACAGCATTTGACCCTACTAACTTTGTAGTAAATCAATCTTACGGTTTAGCTCCTGTAAATACAAGCTTAACAGTAAACTACTTAGTAGGCGGCGGCGCAGCAGCAAATGTTAATACAAATGAACTGACTAATATCATTGTAGCAACTACTACTTTTCCTAATACAGGAAATCCTTCCGTACAAGCTTTAACACAAACTACTTTAGCTACTAACAATAGTGTGCAAGCAGTTGGGGGTGGAGATGGAGATACTCCAGATAGTATTAGATTAAATACACTAGCTAAATTTCCTTCTCAAATGAGAGCTGTAACACAGCAAGATTATTTAGGAACCGTATTAGGTATGCCACCAAAGTTTGGACAAGTAGCTAAGGCTTATGTAACAAAAGATACTGCAACGTTTTCTCAGTACTTAAGAAATGAACCAGGAGAAAGAGATCCTCTTGCAACCTCTATATACTTGTTAAGCTACGATACAGACGGTACCTTTACACAACCTGGTATTGCTTTAAATAAGAATATACAAACTTACTTATCTGATTATAGAATGTTAACAGATACTATTCTATTAAAACCGGCTTATATTATCAATATACAAGTAGGTTTCGATATTATTATAAGACCTAACTATACTTCAAGAGAGGTAATTGCTGCTTGTTTAGTTTCATTGAAAGCATATTTTGCAAGAGAGAATTGGCAAATAAACCAGCCAATCATAATGTCCGAAATCTATACTTTACTAGATCAAATAGCAGGCGTACAAACGGTTCAAAAAGTAAATATTAGAAATATAGCAGGTACTACTGCAGGATATTCTCAATATAGTTACGATATTCCGGGTGCAACTTTAAACGGTGTTATTTATCCTTCATTAGATCCAAGTATCTTCGAAGTTAAATATCCGGACACAGATATTCAAGGACGTATAGTAACAATGTAATAAAATGGCAGTATACAACATATTCGCATCAGCAGATGCAACAATTTACTCAAGGTACCCGTTAAAAAATACCGGTAGAGATCCTATATTAGAAGTATCCGTTAAGAATTCTCAAGACGGTACTAGGTTCTTGTATAGAAACCCTATAACAGAGAATCCATATTATACTTATGATTTAGCTGCTAACGGTAACTACAGTACCTCAGATGCTTACTTTCCTAGCACAGACCTTAGAAGATCTGTATTACAGTTTTCTGACCAAGATATTAATAAGCTAAAAGGGTATGCCTCTCAAGCAAGAAGCGGGTCTTACGGAGCAAATTTAAAATTATTTTTAGCCTCTGCACAAAACTTAAACACTACTTATTCTCTAGACGTATTTCCTATATCTCAATCTTGGTGTATGGGAACCGGGCAATTTGCACAAGTACCTCAGTCCGTAAACGGAGTATCTTGGATGTATACTTGTCAATCGGGAAGCTCTCCTGCTTGGACAGAAGACACTTTCTATTGGGGTAATATTGATTTACCGAGCTGGGAGTCAGCTAGCTATAATTGGGAGTATATTCCTACAGCAGGACAGCCTTATTATGTAGGAAGCGGAGGCTCTTGGTATGATTATTTAGAAGCAACTCAAAGCTTTGACTATATGTCTAATAAAGACATAGACACGGATATAACTGATATAATGACTGAGTGGTTTTCCGGTTCAATTCCTAACTACGGAGTTATAGTAAAGCATCCTCAAGTAGTAGAAGAAGATCCAAATGCATTTATAGACCTTAAGTTCTTTTCTGTAGATACTCATACAATTTATCCTCCTACTATTGAATTTAAATGGGATGATTCTTATTACTTTCCTCAAGGCGGTAATTTTGCTTTAAGCGATCAAATTACAATAGTACTTGCAAATAATCCAGGGCAGTTTACACAGAACGAGGTCTATAAAATGAGAATAGGTACTAGATATACATACCCTCCAAGACAGTTTACAACCTCTTCAGTATATTTAACTAACCTTTACTTATCTCAAAACACTTATTGGGCTCTACAAGACGTAAAGACAGGAGAAACAGTAGTAGACTTTGATGAGAATTTTACAAAATTAAGTGCCGATAGTCTAGGTAACTATTTCACTTTATATACTAGCGGACTAGAAATTAATAGGTACTATAGACTTTTAATTAAGACCAGTATATACTCTACAACTTTTGGACCTCTATCAATTTACAACAACGAGCAAACCTTGTATGATGCTTTATCACTTTATAGTGCTGAAGACTTACAGTTACTTCCTGCTGAAGAAGTTACTTATACAGGTCAGAACTTAATATTTAAAATTGTAGCATAATGTCAGAACAGGTTAAATTAATAAAAGAAGTTTACGGACGCGCTACCTACGTTAATGTAATAGATACGTCTTTTAGCGAACTATATAGCCCTGTTACTGCTTCTGTACAACCAGGCATTAATACTTCAGTTGAATTATTCTTCGATGCATATAATGAGTTATTTTTTCAGATACCAGCTACAGGCGAATTAAATTCTCACGAATATTTAGTAAAGAGAAGTCTAGAATATTTAGGCGGAGGAGTAGTAACTGATACGGAACAAGCTTATATTGAAGAGATAAACTCTTTAAGAGAGCAATTGCTACAAGCAAATACGGATTTTTTAAATACAAATAATACAGTTTAATGGAAATAGTAGATGTATCTTACATTGGATCCGAAGATCAGTATCAAAGTTATGCACCTCAAGATGTAGCTCTGATCAACACTAATTCTATTACCGCAAACTACGGTAATTTTGGGGACTATATAGAGTATTTTATAAAGGATTTGAACGGTAGGGTCTTAAATGCAGAATACTACGTAACACAGTATCAGTTAGATAATAGCGTTGTAGATCCACAAACAGGCACAGTAACTCAGCTTTACTTAGATCCAGAAAGAGATGCTAGAATTTTAGGTTATGACAGGGGCGTAGTTAATGTTAAGTATAATTTTCTTAACGCAAAATTACTTTCTCTACCAGATCCATCAGCGCATTTTTGGATTAAAGAAATTTCTACTTCTGGACTTGAAATTAAAGCTGCAAGACAAGGAGTAAGCAATACCGAACTTCAAAGAGCATTTACACAGTTTAATAACGAACTATCAGCTGATCCATACTATCCCACCTTCTATTTAAACTTCGGCGCAGACGTACAATTAATAGGTGTAAATGCCGTGTACGTTGAAGAAGACGGAATCGGGTATATTATTTTTAAGTTATACGAACCTTTACCTGTTGAGTTTAACGTTAAATCTACTTTCTGGGTAGTAACTAAAGTTGCAGATTCTGCAGAATTTAATGTATCTATTAATGTTACGGCAGAACAGGTTATAGATAGTACACCTATTAAAGGACCTAACTATAAAGTAGTAGTAAACGATAAAGTAGGTCAAACTACACCGTATTACTCCTACGAATCCTTACTCCTAACTTCTGTAACTTCTTCTTATCAACAGCTACAATCTTTAATGCAAGAAAAAGGCATCCAGATTAATGTTGATTATAGTAACTTTGAGAACTTTATACACTTTTCTTCTGCTACAGAAAGACTATATAACTTCGTATACAAGGTACAGTTAATTGAATCTGCTTCAGCAGGCTTAACTCAGACTAATACTAGTACAGCAAAAGTACTTTTACAGAATCAGATAGATACAACTATTACTAATTTCGATGGATACGAGTATTATTTGTATTTTAATTCTGCTTCAACAGCATTTCCAAAGCAAAAAAGTACACAGCCTTATCCTTTATACTCATTAACTTCTTCGCAAGCTATAAACTGGTTAGGAAGCATTAGTACTAATCCTAACGGACCGGCTACAATGAGTATGTATTGGTCCTCTTCCTATTATGACGACAATAATAAAGACTTATTATTATATGCAACTCCTGCATACATAACAGAAGATCCTGCAAATGCACCTTACCTTGTTTTCTTAAACATGATAGGACAGCATTTTGATAATATTTGGATCTATCTAAAGGACGTAACTAATCACTATTCTGCAGAGAATAATCCATTTGTAGGTATTTCAATGGATCAAGTAGCAGATGCTTTAAGAAGTTTCGGCGTACAATTATATACTAATACCAGTATTACAGATAATATTTACTACTCTTTATTAGGATTAAATCAAACAGGATCTGCTCTACCAGTTACTTCAAGTGCCTATTCTGTAAGTAATGTAGCAAGCAGTAGTATCTATCCTTTAGCAAATCAACCTTGGTTAACCGGTTCTCTATCTCTACCTCCTTTTGGTGAAGAGAAAATTAATAGATATGTAATATCATTTGTTACAGGATCTAATCCTTCTTCTAGCTTTGCTACTTTACCTGCAGCACAGCTTCAAGGAGAAACCTATAAGCGCTTATATCACAACCTTGCCTACTTACTTAAAACAAGAGGTACAGAGAGAGGTGTTAGAGCTCTAGTTACTACGTTTGGTATTCCCGGTGATATTTTAGATCCACACGAATACGGAGGTTACAATATTTACCAAGTACCAGGTATTCAAGAAATTAGTAATACTAAAATTATTACCGGAAGCGTTTTAAATATTTCTAGTAGTCTTTTATCTCCGTACACTACAATTCAATATTATCAAAACAATCAAGATAAAACTTCTAATAACGTAGAAGTAGGATTCTCGCCAGCAGACTCTATTAACGCTAGTATTACATCTTCCGGACTTGTTACTTCATCTACACAACCTGGATACTTTAATATTATGCAACTTATTGGTGCACCTAATTTACAGTACTCAAGTTCATACATACCTCTTGTTGAATTGTCTAATAGATACTTTGCCGCAGAATATACAAGTAGATATAACGTTTGGGATTTTATTAGAGTTATAAAGTACTATAATAACTCAGTATTTAAAATGCTAAGAGATTGGGTACCTGCTAGAGCTTCTGCTACAACAGGTATCGTTATTCAATCTCACATGCTCGAGAGAAATAAGTATCCAAGACACGAACCTACTTATACTATCCTTTCCGGATCCGCTAATGTACATATGGTTAGTGTTTCAGGATCGGACGGAGGTTCAGTATTAGGGGATACATACTACGTAGAAAAAATTCCAATACAATATCAATCAAACTCGATATACTTAGGGAATTCATCTGGAACAATTTACATAAGTTCTTCTACTAATATTCAAAAATATACAGGAGAATTTAGTGGTAGTACCATACAAACTGATTTTAATACGTTCTCACAAGTTGATGTTTCATCTTATAACTATCCTTGGACTTCTTCGATACCAACAAGTCCTACTACAAGCAGTAAGATGTTCTTAACATACTCACTAAGCCCTACCTTAAACAACATAACAGGCGCAGTATTATCTCAAAGATTTTTAGATTTAGACTACAATGCAAATCAAGTAGTTCCAACAAACTACGGATTGATTACTAAATCTATAAACGAAACCGTTCGAATAGGAAATATTTCACAAAGCGAGCAGCCTTACTCACAGTATGCACAGTTACAAGATTACAACTACTTCCTACCTTCGACAGTAGCTATTAGATATAGCGGATCTTACTTACAAGGAGTAGCTTACAATACGTACAGTGTAGGAGATCTATCTTACGGTAACGACCCTGTAATCAATTATTACAGTAGTAGAATAGGATTCTTTACTCAGATAGCTACTAGCTCTTTCCTTCCAGGTAAAGTTAATGCTACTCTAGGTTATCTTGCTGACGTATCAGGAGGTTTATTTGAATTAAACCAGAATAATAAAAACTGGGTTGATGTTCAAAATATATTTGTTGCTGGAACCTCTACAACTGTTAAGCAGTTTGATAATAAAAAGTACAGTAATCAAATAACTACCGACGGTACTAAGACTATATACAATAGCGGATACAACTATACTCCAGAGCTTTATTTCTCATCTAGTGATGCAAGACTTTACTTTGAGTATACAGGAAATACAAATGTAACTAGCTTTATAGGCACTTTAACCGGTACACCGAATTTATACATTAGCGGTACTGCAACTCCAGGTTACCCAGTAACCCTAACTAATCCAGTAACTAGAGCAGGTAACATTTATGAAATCTTCGATGCCGCTAATCCATCTGCCTCTTTTACAACCGGTAGTGTAAATACTTTTCCTACCTATTCTTCAGCGCAAGCAGGAAATAGACAGTTTACTGTACGTCTAGGGGTTAACTTTCAATTTACGAATCCCTCTGCATCCTTAACTAGCGGGTCATATGATTTTGGAGCTTACTTAAACGGGACTACCTTAATAGGTGTTACACAATCTGTAAACTTTACATCAAGCTATGTATCTGCCTCTACAATTCCCGGCCTCATTACAAATCCAACTAGAGTAGAGACTGATACCTCCTTTAACTTGGATTACAATTACGGAACCTTTACAGGTCCATTTTCAATAAACGGAGTAGGAAGCGTTGGAAGCGGAAGCTCACAGTTATTTGTAGATGCCTACCAGTGGGTTTTTAGAGATATTCCATATAGTGGACTTCTAGTAACTAGTGCATCTGGTGCCCCTGTTCCCGGTATCTTTACAGTAAACTCTAGCGCAAGACCAACAGAGGTGCAGAGCATAGAAAGCGGGCAATTTATATCCGCTAGTAGTGTATCTACAAGTACACAGTATATTAGCTATACGACACCTGAGCAATTAATTAGTGCAAATCAACCAGTAGTATTTAAATTTACTCAAGGAGGAATGTCAAGCGCTAACTATACCGCCAGCCTTACAAGCGATAGTACTTTAACTATAGGAACGATTGCATTAGGAGCTGGAGGTTATGCCAATGCATCAACAGCATCTGGTGCTTTTATAGCTGATCTAGAAAATATTACTGATAGTAATTACGCTACTATAACACTCAGTTCTAATCTAGGACAGTACGGAGTAGGTTATCAATTTATACCGTACTTTGTATCTGCCTCTATTACTTACAGTAGTAGCTTGTATACAAAATACGGAGACGTCAACGAAACCTTTTTACCTCAGTCCGGAGACAAAATAGTTTTAATTGATAACGGAGGTATTTCTCAAGATTTCGACGTCTATAGTTATAGTGTAAACACCTTTACTGTAGTAGGAGATATACTTAATAACTGGATAGATAATCCAGGATTAATTACAACTTTTTTACTATTAAGGAAGTATAATGACGAACAAAACGTTATATTAACGTATAATAAGCCCAACGGAGCAACTTCCTACGGGTTCTTATTACCAGATACAGTAAGCCCACTAGTAGTTAATAATATAAACACATTGCAAGCTAACGTACAGGCTCAGTTATTATCAACTCAAGCTAATAGTAACATTAGTAATATATAAGACTGAGAACTTTTAATCTTTAAACTATTTATAATAGAAAAACAATAAAACATGGGATATTTAAATAACACATCGGTTGTTGTCGATGCTATTCTTACCGACAAAGGTAGACAATTATTAGCGCAAAACGACGGATCTTTCCAAATTACGCAGTTTTCGCTGTCTGATGACGAGGTAGATTACACATTGTACAACCCAAATCACCCTTCTGGATCAGCATTTTACGGCGAGGCTATTGAAAATATGCCAATTATACAAGCTTTCCCTGAAGCTAACGAAATTATGAAGTATAAGTTGATTACCTTACCAAGAGGAACAGCTAAGCTTCCAGTAGTAACTGTCGGATACAATACTATCATACTTAAGCAAGGTTCTTCTCTTTCTCTTACACCTCAAACATTGAACTACTTAGGTGCAACTTCAACATTCGAACAGTCTGGATACGTTGCAACGATAGGAGACGTTAGGACAATGTCTGCATTTAACGGCGTCGGTATTAATACACCGAATGCAACTGCTCTAAACTCTACAGGAACCACAACAGTAGGTACAAACGTATCAAAAACTGTAATCGGTACTACAATTAACCTAACAGCTACAACTGTAAATACATTATTTGGTACTAATACAACTTTATACACTACCTTAACCGTTATCGGACGTGATTCAGGTGCAAGATTATTCATTCCAGTTCAAATTCAACAAGTAACACAATCATAAGAATATGTCATTTACACAGTTAAATCCATCGGATTTCGTAATTAGTAACGATTCAGTTACAGCTCCAGCTTGGAGCTCTAATGTACCGTCGCTAACTACCTTTTATACAGCCTCTACAGTTCCAACTTCTACAATAAGCGCGGGTGCATACTACTTAAATGTATATCAACAGGTTTATGGATCAAATGGAGCAGCAGTTCAGTTTGCTATTGCTTATGGAAACATTTTCGGATCAGGATCTCCATGGTTAAATTCTTTAGTACCAGGAGTATCTCCTTCACTAACTACCTACAATCAGTATCAAACTTTAGTATACGGACCAGAAGTTACAGGATCTCAAGGATTTAATTTCGGCGGTGCTACACCAAGAGCTCAAGACATTTGGGTATTAAATATTGAAAGAAATAGATATAAACAATCTTTAATGCCTGGTACCTTTAACTTAACGTTATCAGGATCTGCAGGTCAAATTACAATTACAGATAACAGTAACGATAGCACAGTAATTAATTACTTAGACTGCGGTAGAGTCTTCTCGTTAGTCTCTGGATCTTTTGGTAGATCTGTGAATCAAACACTTACAAACGCATCTGGCCAAGGCCAAACCGTTTCCGGATCTTACGGATTCTTCTTACCGGATATCGCAACTATCATACTTAATCCAAGTGCTCTTGCTTTAAGTTTCGGACAGGGAGGAATCGGTTTAATCCCAGATAGAAGAAACTACGGTAGTGGTTCAGCACCTGCTGCATCTGCTTCTTATACTTCTACTAATAATACTTTAATGTATCAAGCTATTTCTTCTAGCTCTGCTTTACCGTTAACAGGATCTGGATTCCAGCTAAACTCTCAAGAAACTGTTTCTTCGGATTATATATTTGTAAGAGTTAATAACGCAGAATATAACTACTCTACTAATCCAACATTTACTTCAGGCTCTACTGGTGCTGTACTCTACGACACAATGATTTACAGTCCACAAACTTTCGTAACAACAGTTGGATTATATAATAATAATAGTGAACTTTTAGCAGTGGCTAAAATGTCACAAGCCTTAGTTAAGGACTTTACAAAAGAAGCATTAATTAGAGTTAAGTTAGATTGGTAATAAAATAATAAAATGAGTAGAGCATCAAATAGTCTTTTAGTTTCTGATGTTGCCACTACTCCCATTAAACTTAAGTACTCTTCCTCTTATAGTAACACTGCTATATGCGATTCAGGTATTTATGCACAAAGTGGGTTAAATGGCCCCGTTACAGTAACAGGATCTGTGCCGCAAAGAACTTTGCGATACTTATCTATTAGACACTTGTTCTATTCTAATTTCCTGACCGGCAGTTATATGTATAGCACTTCAAGTGCAGACAACTCCCTACAGTCTACAGCAGCTTCTGGTACGTTTGAAAACAACAGTACCTTATCTTCTTCTGCTGATATTCGATATTTTCCTACACAGTCTTTAGCTAAAATAAAGATTATTAATATTCCGAAAAATACTTTCGGTGAGAAGGTATCTAGAAAGAGTTTCTTTTTAACTGGAAGCGGATATTACTTAGCTGACGACGGTAATGGTAACGTAGTAGATAGATTAAGTAATAATACACGCGTAGGTAATATAATATATCCTCAAGGATTTGCAATTATAACTAACCCCGACTATTACTGTGTAATGGACGGCGGTCCCTTTACTTTCCCTAAGTATTATCAGTTTGATATAACGCAGAGCAGTAAGGTATTTAATCCAATTGCTGATGCTCAAGCCGACTGTGCACCTGTTAATACAAGTACTTTAAGTATAATAACCTCTTCTGCTAATTCTTTTCCAACCAATAACATAGAGTCATCTGGACGCGTATCATTAACTGGAAATAATAACTTAATTAATGTAGTAGGTACTTACGAGGCTAAATACACCGTAAATTCAACCTACTGCGCAGTATCTGATCCTCAAAAGCTAACAGTAGAAATCGTAGATTGTGGAGTATCAGGAATCAGCATAGATAATATTTTACCGACACCAACACCTACACCTACAGCTACCCTAACACCTACTCCTACTCTAACGCCGACTCGAACACCTGTTCCAACACCAACTCTAACACCAACTCCAACCCTGACACCAACACCGACATTAACACCAACGCCTACTCCTACAGCACCATTAGTAATAAAGAGCGGTTCTGTCTATATGGACTCTAATGTAGATTACCCTTATGGATACCAGACTGGGTTAATTGCATGTACATTAGGAGGAATAACCGGAGTAGTACAGACAGTATATTACGTAGGAACTTTAGGTAACGGAACTGCATTATATAATGAGGTAGGACTTACTACAAACTTTAGCACTGATGGATCATTTGGCTGGTATTGGATTGCAGGATACAAGTTTGAATACGGCTCAAGTATTACAAATTATACTAACTGTACTACATTAACACCTACTCCAACACCTACTTTAACTCCAACACCACCTCCTACAGCAACACCAACTCCAACACCAACAGCAACTTTAGGATTTGGAACTTCTAGTGCTACTATCTGGATGAACTCTTACGTAGACTATCCTTACGGTTATCAAACAGGAACTGAAGCTTGTACTCAAGGAGGAGTTAGCGGATATACTCAAACGGTATTTTATACAGGTACTTTAGGTAATAATACTATTTTATATAATGAATCAAGCCTAACTACAAACTTTAGCGCTAACGGATCATTTGGATACTACTGGATAAACAGCTACAGATTCCAGTACGGCAGCAGTATTTCAGACTACTATGCTTGTAATTTCCTAACTCCAACTCCAACACCGAGTATAACTCCTACACCGACCTTAACACCTACCCTAACACCGACTCCTACTCCAACTGCTACTGGTGCTACATTCGGATTGCTCTTTACAGCAGCAATAGGAAGTTATCCTTGCGGCTATGACTTAGGTACTGTAGGTGTATACGGGTATCCTGGAACACCTGCATATTTTGCTGCAGGATACAGCTACTATTATTCTAATGCAACTTACTTAAATAATGCAGGTACTAATTCATATCCTTGGTTTACTGATACAAGCGGTAACGGAGCTACGATAACACCAAGTAACGGTACAGTGTATAATGGAGCTAATTGCGGTGGAGATTAAAAAATAAAACAAAGTAAAAATATTTATATAAATAAATGTCAAGAACACTATACATAAAAGCACAGAGAGTCGGAGTAACAGCCGATCTGTTTAATGTATACTACTCACTAGTAGGAAGTACAACCCAATACTTAGCAATGAGCTTAAGTAGTGGAAGCCTATCTCCTATAAGTAGCTCTCAAATTACTACTGGATTTTATGCTTTAGTTCCTGACGATGTACAATACATATATTTTAGCAATTACGGTGGAAAGTGTGACGGAGTGACTATAGCAACGCTTGTTCCAGGAGCTCCGACACCTACAGTAACACCAACGCCAACACCTACTCTAACCTTAACACCGACACCAACACCGACATTAACACCTACTCCAACATTAACACCTACTCCTACCCCTCCTACGCCTACACCAACACTAACACCGACCCTAACACCAACTCCTACCTTAACCCCTACCCCTACCCCTACCGCTACTCCAATACCTGTACCAATATACTACCGACTTAATCTAGCTGCTAATGTTCCTGCTAGTATGTCTGTTGTAATACAAAGACCTTCAGGATCAGCTACTTCTAGTAGTTACTTCTACTCTAGCTCTGTAAGCGGATCGCTTAGTGCTATACCTGGAGACTATGTAATCTTTAGCGGTTATAATAGTGGAAGTTCATGGCCATTAACCGGTACTTCAACGATGATTTTAAGTATTACGGGCTCTTCAAATACATCTAGTGTATTTACAACAACTGATAGTGGTAGTAGATTAAGTAGAGGAACTTATTTAACAGGATCTTTCACAGGATCTTTATCAGGAAGTGTACAGACTACTTATATTGCGCCAACACTTACACCAACGCCTACCCCTACCTTAACTCCAACACTAACATTAACTCCTACCCCTACCCCTACACCTACTCCACTACCTAAGTTTAATGTTAGATTGTGTAGTGGTAGTGTCACTACTTATGTGATGCAATCGAACGGATTGAGCCCTGTAGTCGGCAAGGTTTATACAATGGATGATCTAAGCGACTTAATACCTGGTATGAATGGTGCAAATTGTTGGAATGTCTTATCAACAGCATCAGTAACTGCTTCAGCAGCTAGTACAAATGTTTCTATTAACACAGAGTATGCAGATTGCGGAAGCTGTACACCAGTATCTTTCACTTCTTATACAGGCAGTAACTTAACAAATGCTTGTAATGGAACTATTACAACTCAAATTTATTATAGAGGTACTTTAGGCGTCGGAACAGTCCTTTACGAAGATCTAGGATTAACAACTCCTATTGTTGCAACTAAATATGTAAACGATACTGCCAATAGTCAAGTTTATTTAATTGGTTTACCGAGTGTAGAGGATGGAAGAGTGACTGAAATTGTTTATTGTCCAACACCTACACCAACACCGACACCTACACCTGGACCACAAAGTTTATATATTAGTAATACAAGCGGTGCAAATGCTTGTAACGGAGGTAATGTAAGTACTCCATATTTTGCATACTCTGTAGCTAGTAATACCGGTAATTTCTGTACAGCAACCACATTTACTATCGCAGAGATACCTGCTTTAGATTTAGATACATTCTGGGTTAGTGATGGATCGAATTCAAGACAACTAACAAGACAAGGAGGACCGACAAGTACAACAGCTACTCCAGATGCAGCTTGCGTTATATGTGGAACTTCAACTCCTACACCAACTCCAACCTTGACACCAACACCTACAGCTACGCCAGCTCCAACAGCAACACCTACACCTACACCAACCCCTACCCCACCGCCTGGCTATAGTTACAGAGTTAACGGATCTCCTTCAGTAAGCGCAACTGTAGCTTGTAGTACAACTAAAAACGTTTACATTTGGTCCTATGCAGATACTTTTACAGACCTAGTAACATACTACGAAGGTACAAGCACTGCACCTACTATTCCATTAGTAGTTTATGCTGGAGCAGATAGATGGAAGAGTAACGGATCAGCAGCAGTTCAAATCGACGATAACGGATATGCAACAAATTTAACAAACTGTCCAACACCAACTCCTACCTTAACTCCAACACCAACACCACCTACGCCAACTCCTACTCTAACTCCTACCGCTACCCCTGTACCAACACCAACACCAACCGCTACATTAACTCCTACTCCTACTCCTACTCCACCAACACCAACTCCTACTCTAACGCCAACTCCTACTCCTAGCTTCTTCTATTTAGCAGAAAGGTATGAATGTCAAGAAGGCGGAAGTTGTTTATATATTGAAGATCTATACATCAATAATAATGTTACATTATCAATAGCACCGACTCAACGCTATAGACTAGACCCTACTACAGGCTATATTTTAAGAGTAATGTCAGATGCATCAGCACAAATAGCGTTACTTACAACTATGAGCGGAACTGGAGTCGTGACTTGTAGTACACTATGTGCTCAACCAACTCCTACACCAACTCCTCCTACACCTACACCAACATTAACACCGACACCTACCTCAACACCGGAACCAACCCCAACTCCTACACTAACTCCTACATTAACGCCGACTCCTACATTAACGCCAACATTAACACCAACTCCTACTCTAACGCCTACACCTACTTCAACACCGGTACCAACTGTAACACCAACTCCTACTCCAACACCCGCAGATCCTTACCAATGGTATACTATAGAACGTTACCTATGTGATCCATGTCAAGATCAAGGATCAGTAGCAGAACCCGCTAGGTCTTCTACTAACTTAACAGTTGGAAATTGGTACAATATAGGAGATGGATATGTTTATCAAATAAGCGGAAATGGAGCACCGGATATAACTTTCATAGATTTTGATAATTATATCAAGACTAGTACAACGTGTTCTGATGCTTGTCAATTTTAAAAATATTTATTAGAGTACATAAGTGTAATCATAATCTGGAAGATATTTATAAAATATACAATATAGTAAATGTCTCAATTAATATATATACAGGCTCAAAACGTTAAAACTGCATGTGATTCTTTTAACGTCTCCTACTCTGAAGCCGGATCTCCCACTCAATATCCAGCACTAAATGCTGCAAGCGGTAGCTTAAATCCTGTAAGTAGAACTCAAATACTTAACGGCTTTGCTGCACTAGTAGGAGATGGCAGCGACTTTGCATATATTACCAATGTTGGTGGAGCTTGTGACGGATATAGTAATATTATTCCGATTATAACGGTAACACCAACACCTACAGTAACGCCTACTGCAACACCAGGCCCAACACCGACTCCAACTATAACTCCAACACCTACTGCTACTGTAGGACCTACTCCTACTCCAACATTAACACCTACGCCTACTGCCACTCCCGGCCCAACGTCAACACCTACGCCAACTTTAACGCCTACACCTACTGCTACTCTAGAACCAACACCTACTCCGACATTAACACCAACGCCAACACCGACCGAACTTACTCCTACTCCTACATTAACACCAACACCAACACCAACTGCAACCTTAACACCAACCCCTACTCCAACCCCACAGCCACTAATTAATGCTAGATTCTTTACAACACAACCGTCAGGCTACTTAGAATGTAATGGAGGAACTTCATTTAGCGCTTCTTATGATGGCGATACTTTCTGTAGTTCATCAAATTACAGTAGTAGTTTCTTTACCACGCTAACTACAGATTCTTTCTGGTTGTCATTTGAAGGTAAATGGGTTCAAATATTCCATAATAGCGGTTCTACTCTTGCATCAAGATCAACAGAGTGTCAATTATGTAATCTAATAGAACCAACACCTACTCCGACATTAACACCAACACCGACAGAAACATTAACACCTACACCTACTCCGACATTAACACCTACTCCTACACCGGCAACAGCATCTTGTTACCTTTACGTAGTTACTGCTGACGACGGTACAGCAAATAGAAACGCTTATGATTTCTATTACATTAATTGTCCAGGTACCGCAGTTACAAGCTCAGTAGTTAATGGTAGCAGTAGAACTGTATGTGCTCAAACAGACACAGTAAACTCAGATAGTCCTTATATATTCATTGGAGCATCAGGTTCAGCTTGTAGCGTAGATCCAACACCAACATTAACACCTACACCGACTTTAACACCAACACCAACCCTAACGCCTACACCGACCCTAACTCCTACTTTAACACCTACTCCTACACCAACTCCTGTACCACCACCGTTCGCATTTACAATAACTCAAGCTAGAAACGGATCTACTGCTGCTTGCTCTGCAATTAGAAACACTGTAGTATATGCTTATAGCGATACTTATTACGACGGTATTACATTCTACAATAGCAATACACTACCATTCGTACCAATTGCTGGAGCAGACCAGTGGAGAGCTGACACAAATAATAATGTATTCCAGATAAACGATAGCGGCGTTACTTTCAATAGTACTATCTGTCCTACCAATACTCCTACACCAACACCGACGCTAACACCAACATTAACACCTACACCAACACCGCCTACACCTACACCGACATTAACACCTACATTAACTCCAACTCCAACATTAACGCCAACCCCTACCCCAGCACCTACTTTCAAGTATTTAGTTAATGGAGCCGCTTCAATAAGCGCAGCTGCAGCTTGTAGTGCTACTAAGAATATTTACTTATGGTCTTATGGAAGTTCATTTACTGACGGTACAACATACTACGAAGGTAATAGTACAACACCTACTATTCCATTAGTAGCTTATGTTGGAGGAGATAGATATAAGAGTGACGGATCAACAGTAGTTCAGATTGACAATAGTGGATTTGCAACAAATGTAGCTAATTGTCCTACTACGACACCAACACCAACTCCAACATTAACGCCGACATTAACACCTACTCCTACTCCTCCTACTCCAACACCTACGTTAACTCCTACACCTACTCCTCCAACACCGACTCCAACATTAACACCAACGTTAACACCAACTCCTACGTTAACTCCTACACCTACACCAACATTAACACCAACGTTAACACCTACACCTACGTTAACACCTACTTTAACACCTACTCCTACATTAACACCGACGTTAACTCCAACACCGACACCTACACCTGGACCTCAAAACCTATATATTAGTAATACAAGCGCTCAAAATGCTTGCGAGGGAGGTAATGTAAGTACTCCATACACTGCATACTCTGTAGCTAGTGATACAGGTAACTTCTGTACAGCAACTACATTTACTATTGCAGAGATACCTACTTTCGACTTATTTACATTCTGGATTAGTGACGGATCGAATTCAAGACAATTGACAAGATCTGGAGGCCCATCAAGTACAGTAGCTACTCCAAATGCCGCTTGCGTTGTATGCTCAACCTCTACACCAACTCCTACTCCAACATTAACCCCTACACCAACAGAAACACCAACACCAACACCGACACTAACACCAACGTTAACACCTACACCGACCCCTACTGAAACACCAGTACCTACAGCTACACCTACTCCTACACCAGCTGAAACAACAATATCAGGTACTAACGGATTCTTTGGCGGTATAATTAGTAATATTTCAGTTAATGGAGTAACTATTTCCGGAGTTACATTCCCGGTTAATATAGGTGATGGATTTAGTGGAACTACTCCTTATACCGGTACTCAAAATGTTATTGTTCAAGTAGCAAACGTATCCCCAGATGGTAATGTAGTTATTTCAGCAACTGCTGGATTTATAGAATGTGTTAACGTAGCCGGCGGAGCAAATATATCTAGAACGTTCGATATTACCGGTGGTGTAGATATAACCTGTAGCGATAGCGCTTGTATATAAAAATTATTTGGATATTAAATAAAAATTGGTTATGAAAAAAATATTAATACTATTATTCTATTACAATAGACCTAATTTAGTAAGAGTGGCTTTAAAAAGTATATTAGAGCACTCCTACAGTAATTGGGAGATAGCTTTCATAGACGATAGCTCAGAAGAACCAGGAAGACCTATTGTAGAGGAAGTATTAAAAGAGTATTTAGATAGAATTAAATTCTACAATACTAACGATAGCGTAGAGAATAGATTAAGTAGAGGAAAAGAACACGGTTCTATCTTTGGAAAATACGCACAAATAGCCGTAGAAGAATCTAATGCAGACTACGTTTTAATGCTCTGCGATGATGATGCACTTTACCCTGACTACCTTAAAAACTTAGACAGTTATTTTGAAGAGCATACAGATGAAAATTACGTATACTCTCATATACACACCTACGATCCTCTTTTAACTCCTCTTGATACAAATCCTCCCTTTGAAGACCATCACCTAAATAAGACATGGCCTTTAAATCCTCACTTCAATATTGACATGTCTCAAGTTGCATGGAGAAGAAAAGAATTTTTAGAGGCCAATATTAAGTTTCCCTATCCAATGACTGCTAATTTAGATGCTGTCATCTTTAATCAAATGCATAATAGTTTTGGAGATTGTAAATTCTCAGGGTTTATTGGAGAATATAAAGGTATGTATAAAGGAGGATATAATGATCAACTTAGTCACAGAATGGGGAAAAGACTTGCCGAGTTAAATACCCCAGAAGATATTTATAAAATTTCTATTAAGTAAAAGTTATGGTAGAATTATGGTTTTATAGCGGTAGAATTGGTAATTGTATGTTTGCCTATGCGTTTAATAGGTGTCTTGCCTACAGTCTTAAGACAAGATGTAGCTTACCTAAAGGAACGGAAATTGCAGCCTTCCCTAATATAGCGAAAGATGCTGAAAAGATAGGTCACCATGAACATAAACATCAGATATACCTAGATTACCCTGAGAATCCAAGGACTGTTGAGAATGAGAATGATAATATGTCCTGGCATATTGAGAA